CTTCAGAACGATATCAAAGTCTGGGCTGCGAACATAAAGACGCCGAAGTATGGCATAGCACCAAGATTTTAAATCGCTATATCTAACCGCCTGAAGGCGGTTTTTTAATGGCAATAACATTGGTTATCCCCTGAAAGGGATAAAGCACTGAATATCCCTTTCAGGGGATAAATCGGCCTCGCAATTTGCGGGGCTTTTTTATGCGCATCGCACGCGCAGATCAAAGAAAGTCTTTCAGCTGTGAGCCTGGGCAAACCGTTAACTTTCGGCGGCTTTGCCGTGCGACAGGCTCACGCCTAAAAGGAAATCCCTCATGAAATATTTATCGCTGCAGCAGGCGATGCTGGGCATGCGCGTAACAATGACCGACGACGGCTTGATTCTCAAAAGACCTGCCGGTAGCGCACACTACGATTTGAAAGGTCGCCGCCATACAGTTTGGGGTGATGCTTCTTTCTTTCCTGAACATCTTCGCGTGAAAGATAAGCGCAAACCGAAAGGTGGCCAAGTCAGTTACGGCAATGGCGAAATCGTTGGCCATCGGGCTGACGGTTCTGTGGCCTGGCGAATGGGGAAAATCGAAGAGACAACAAAAAAACCTGATGCTGCATTAGGTGAGTTGTCGGCTGTTTACACTCTTCCGCGATACAAAATTGGTAGCGATATGAATAGGCAGGAGCTGATTGCTAATGCTCTTGATGAAGCAAAGCAGAGGTCCAATGAGGTATTTGGCGGATTTCCAGCAGATAAAACAGCGGTGGTTTTCTTGGCTGATCGCTGGGTAGCTATTGAAGGAGGCTATACGCCAGATGAAATTCGCGATGCGGTGGAACACATCAAGCACAGACGTCTGACGAAGGAATTTGCTAAGGGGCTCGCAGATTTATCTCCATTTGCCATGAAGGACGGACAGGCATTTATCAAGGATGCAGTTATCCAGAAAGTTTAATTGAGCCGTACTGAAACGGACCCGCGAAAAGGGTATGCCATCGATTCTGGCATTGGTCCCGAAATTAAGACCAGCGTGAAGCTATCCCCTGAAATGGAAAAAGCGATTTCAGATGTTGTGTCCGAGGAACTGAAGAAGAGTCTTCGGCCAGGTGGCACGATATGGTCAGCGCTGTCGCGATGAGTGGACGGTTAGACGTCCAAATGGATGCAAATCAAGTTGCAATCTCTAAAATGATAATCATTATCATTAGCGGGTCCTCCCGGCAGGGTGGCCTGCCACGGGGCGGCTGGCGCGCGGAAAACGGCTAGTTTTTGCGATCTAGGGTCATCATCATCATTTATGCAGGCCTTTGATTTGTTTAAAGGCCGTTTTCGCAAGATGTCGAATCGTTTAAAAAGTGTTCACCATCATGGACCAGGAAATCGCCGCATTAAAACTGAATATCAACCAGCTTGCCGGGATAACCGGCGTACACCGTCAGACGGTTTCCGCGAGGTTGAAAAATGTCGAACCTGCGCCAGGCAGCAACAGCAAATTAAAGCTCTATCTGGTTACAGACATTCTGACCGAACTGATGATCCCCACCGTGTCGACGAATATCGACGATATGGATCCATCCGACAGGCTCGCTCACTGGAAAGCAGAGAACGAGAGGCTGAAGTTTGAACAAGATACGGGGCAGTTAATACCCGCTGATGAAGTGGCGCGTGAATTCTCATTGATGGCGAAAGCCGTCGTCATGGTACTTGAAACTCTCCCTGACATACTCGAACGCGACTGCGCATTAACGCCGACTGCGGTTTCCCGCGTACAAAACGTTATCGATGATCTGCGCGACCAGATGGCGGAGAGGGTGAAGGACGCTGAAACAGAGGAGGAAGAGCCAGAGGAGGACTGATGGCAAAGCGGGCATCCGCCAGGGGCATCCGCCGCGATGTTTCCGGTATTTTACGTGCCCCGCGTCGTATGCCGGTGGCCGATGCGGTCGGTACATATATGCGCGTGCCAATGGGGGCAGGAAACTCCGTTCCATGGGACCCGGATCTTGCACCTTATGTGATTGAGCCGATGAATTGCCTGGCCTCGCGTGAATACGATGCGGTTGTGTTTGTTGGCCCGGCGCGAACGGGTAAAACCATCGGGCTGATTGACGGATGGATTGTCTATAACATCGTCTGCGATCCGGCAGATATGCTCGTCATTCAGGTATCAGAGGAAAAGGCGCGCGAGCATTCAAAAAAACGTCTGGACCGTACTTTTCGCTGCAGCCCTGAAGTTAAAAACCTGTTAAGCCCGAGGCGTAACGATAATAACGTCTACGATCGTACATTCCGCGCCGGTAACTATCTGAAGCTCGGCTGGCCATCCGTCAATATTATGTCGTCCTCTGACTATAAAAGTGTGGCGCTGACGGATTACGACCGCTTTCCTGAAGATATCGACGGGGAGGGTGACGCTTTTTCACTGGCGTCGAAACGTACCACGACATTTATGTCCTCCGGGATGACGCTGGTTGAGAGTTCACCCGGCAGGGATATCAGAGACACAAAATGGCGGCGAACCACGCCTCATGAAGCCCCTCCAACTACCGGAATTTTATCACTCTATAACCGTGGCGACCGCCGCCGCCTTTACTGGCCATGCCCGCATTGTGCGGAGTATTTCCAGCCGGAAATGGACAATATGACCGGGTACCGCGACAGCAGCGATCCCGTGCTGGCCAGTGAAGCTGCGTTTCTACAGTGCCCGGCCTGTAAAGGCAGGATCACACCGGACATGAAGCGTGCGCTGAACATGAAATGTGTCTGGCTGAGGGATGGGCAGAGTATCGACCGTAAAGGTCAGGTAAGTGGTGATGGCCGTCGTTCCCGCATTGCCTCCTTCTGGATGGAAGGTCCGGCAGCTGCATACCAGACCTGGGCGCAGCTTATTTATAAGTACCTGACCGCCGAGCAGGAATACGAATCCACGCGCAGCGAAGAAACACTGAAAACGGTGATCAACACCGATTTCGGCAGACCCTATCTGCCGCGGGCAAGCCTGGAGCAGCGTAAAAGTGAATTGCTCGAGCAGCGTGCCGAGGATGTTCCAAAACGTTCGGTACCGGACGGCGTGCAGTTCCTCACCGCGACCGTGGACGTGCAGGCCGGGCGCGACCGGCGATTTGTAGTGCAGGTTACGGGTTACGGAAGTATGGGTGAGCGCTGGATACCGCTTCTTTATGGTCGCCGACGCATAGGCGGCGCAATTATTTCAGCCGGGATTTACGTTGAGGATCAACAATGAAGAAATACTTAAGATTGACCATTTCAGGCCTGCATCGCGTTGATGACGGAATCCTAATCGGCGGAAATGCGACAGTAATAGTAAACCGTGGCGGAGAGGTTATTTGTCGCGAGACATTTTCTGGCAAAGTTTCCGATAAATATTCAAAGCTATATGAAGTTGAAGATACCGGTATTCCAGTATCAGTAACGTCGTCCAGTGATTGTCAGTTTTTCAAAGCAGAAGCTGATTTTGTAAACCCATTTAGCGAAACAAATATCTGATTAATCTTCTCTTGCAATAAGCCACCGCAGGGTGGCTTTTTTTATGGGCGCAATATGGCTACATCTACTCCGATTAGAGGCCGCAAGGGCGGCAGCTCAAGTTCCCGCACCCCGACTGAACAACCAGACGACCTCCAGTCCGTAGCAAAGGCCAAAATTCTTGTTGCGCTGGGAGAGGGGGAATTTGCCGGGCAACTGACGGCGAAAGATATCTATCTCGACGGCACACCACTGGAGAATGCAGACGGTTCGCAAAACTTCAGCGGCGTGGCGTGGGAATTCCGCCCGGGGACGCAGGCACAAAAATACATTCAGGGCATCCCCGGTACCGAAAACGAAATAAGCGTGGGCACCGAAGTTTCAAGCACCACAGCCTGGACGCACACCTTTACCAATACGCAGCTGTCAGCCGTTCGCCTGCGCCTGAAATGGCCATCGCTTTTTAAACAGGAGAACGATGGCGATCTGGTTGGCTATTCAATTAACTACGCCATTGATCTGCAGACTGATGGTGGTACCTGGAAGACGGTACTTAATACCAGCGTAACCGGCAAGACAACTTCCGGCTACGAACGCAGCCATCGCATCGACTTAC